TTACCTTCTCAACTGGTTTAATTAATGCCATAGCCATATCCCCGCTAATATGAGTGCTAATACATAGAATATTAATGCTGCAATGTCGTCAATCTCCACGCGCGTACTCCACCATAAAACAAACTATCAAAACAAAAATGCCAGTCCAAAAAATTAACTCAGCCATGCTTACGTTCCTCTCTAAATTTTGCTAAAATAAATTGAATATCAATGGTTTCTTTAATGCTGCGCAGTTTTTGACGCTTCAGGCTTTTGCGTTCTTCTTTAAGATCGTTAAGCCGGTTAAGCAAGTGTTCTTCAAGTGCTATTTGTTTCATCTCGCTACCATATCCCCAGCAACATTGCGTTGCATCTCGTAAACAGTAAAAATCTTGCCATCTTTTAAAACAAACTCTCCGATGTTTGTTTTAATGATTTCATAATGATGTCTGTGTGTTGCTGCTATTGTAATAAAGCAAAGCAATGCACCTATTAAGAATGAACAAATAGCCACCCAAATTAAATCGTTTTTCATTTTATTCTCCAATGCCATGTGCTTTTTCTATTGCCCTGACAAACTTAAAATATGGATTATTATCAATGTAACCATACTCGTTTAAAAATCCATAGGCGGAACAATCATCATCATCATTTTCAACATGGTCAAGAGCAAATCCTGCATTATATGCAATGTTGAAAATTTCATCATCATTCAAAGGCTCACGTTTTTGTGGTGTTAGGTAGACAGGAGTAACATCTGTAACGTTATGCCATCTTATGTAAGGCTTATCAACTTTAAATACTGTTTGAATATCTCCGTAACAATCTTCCTGCTTGTATAGATAACCAACATTGTTATGTTTATGCTCAATTTTTTCTAGTTCAGCTTGTATGTCCCAATAAAGGTCATAGTGGGTTTCTTCTAATCCGCGCAATACATCTCGCATTCTTTTTAATAATTCTTTTTCTATGCTCATTCTACCACTCCCGTTGCGCTGTCATTGCAGACCGCCATAATCACCCGTGCTGGGCGTTTTGACATCTGGTAAGCACCAACAGTAAGATTCCATTCTTCTTTGGCGTTAGCGCATGCTTGGCGCGTGTCATAAACAATACTGGTTGTTGTGTACGCAATGCGTTCTTGTTGTGTCGTGCGTCCGCGCTTGTCGATTGTGGTATCGACTGTTAAGAAACTTAAAGTTAAAACCAATGTTGCACTCATGTTAATTCTCCAATACAGTTTTACGAAGTAATGCGCGTAGTCTTTTGTTCTCTTTAGCTACGGTGTGGTGCATCATAGCCATCACAATAAAGCACAATATCATTAGTATGTACGCCATATCTGACGTGTCTAACCATGTTAAAAATATAATTAAATCGTTCATAAATCACCTTTGTATTAAAAAAAGCCACTTGTCTTAGCGGCAGAGGTAGGAGTTGTTTGTTATTGCATTAATGCCGCGTAATCGTGATCGCTTTTAAAATCGTTTAAGTAAATTTCATCAACGCCTTTTTCTGCTTTATTAAAAATATTAACTAAATTATCGTCAATATGCTCATAAGTAATTTCAGTTAGTTTTTCAGAGTTCATTTCTTCGCCATTTTCATCAAATAAATTAACTTCTGTTACATCAATTTCTCTATTATCTTCAATGTCATGGTGAAAGTCTGCTGGAATATATGAACCAGATAACATTGCAGTAGCACCAACGCCAATTGTTACACCATCGTTTGATACGATGTCGAAGTAAAGTTGTATTTCCATTTTGTTCTCCTAAAATGCGCGGCTTGCACCGCGCTTTGTTGTTATTTATGCTGTAATGATCGGACACATTGAATAAGAGCCCCAAGGCTTTACGGTTTCGTTATCAGCCCATAATTTAATTCTTAGTGTTTTTTCTACGCCATCAACTAAGGCTTTGATACTTTTTTCTGTTCTTGAAATAACAGTAATTTCAAAAAACATATCGCTGTCACAAATTGATCTGCATTTGTAGATTTTGTTTGGTTCAAATTTACTCATGTTGCTCTCCTAAATTATTTTATTATTGTTTCGCCTTCTTGAAAGCGTGGTTATATATTAAATGTTCTTTTTAATCTTGTAAATTATAATTTACAAAATAAATAAATAAAAAAGTAAAAGTTAAATTATTTCAATGAGTTAAAAACAGCATCTTGTACCTTTTCTTTATTTTTTAACGCGGCAAGCACTGCCGAATCTATTGTTTTATCGGCTAAAATGTAGTGAATAAACACCGTTTTTGTTTGTCCCTGCCTGTGAATTCTCGCGTTAGCTTGCTCAAACAACTCAAGAGAATGCGTTAACCCGTACCACACAACCACATTGCCGCCCTGCTGCAAGTTTAATCCATGCCCAGCACTAGCAGGATGACATGCAAGCAATGGGATTTTACCTGCGTTCCAGTCTTTTACTTTTTGCTCTGAATTGTCCTGAAGCGTTTGCACATAAGCAAACCGTGATTTTATCTTTTCTAAATCAGCTTTAAATGTGTAAAACAAAAGAATAGGCGCGTTGGTTTCACTTATGATTGATTCAAGAGCATCAATCTTTGCATCGTGTAAATGTAGCGCGTTTTTGTTTTCATCATAAAGAAAGCCGTTTGCGATCTGAATGCACTTTCCAACAAGCACAGCCGCGTTAGCAACAGCAATCGTCTCTTTGCCAACTTCAACAATCAACTCTTTGCGGATCTCTTTATACGTTGCGTGAGCTGCTGGCGACATATCAACCATTACTTCATTGTGAACAACGGGCGGCATATCTAAATAATCAGCGGCTTTCATTGATAAGCATATATCATCAATTTTGGCTGTTATTTCGCTCATGGCGGATGGTTTAGGCTTAAACGTGTACTGATTATAGCCAACGTCAAACCATTGCAATCTAAACGCGCTAACGGTCTTAAATAGACGCGCACCACCATCAAGCAAAAAAAGTTGCGACCATAAATCATGAACCGAGTTTGCAGCGGGTGAACCTGTCAACCCAACCACGCGCTCAATGTTTTTGCATAATGCTTTAGAGGCTTTAAAACGTTGGCTTGAATGGCTTTTTAAAAGGCTAAATTCGTCAAATATCACCATGTCGTATTTACGCTTTATTGCACTATCTTTAACAAGCCAAGACAAACAATCAATATTGATAACGTGAATTTGTGCATCACTTTGCAACGCGCTTAACCGTTGCGCTGGTGTACCAACACAAATGCTAAACGTGAGATGCTGGAGATGCGCCCATTTTTGCGCTTCATTGTGCCAAACCGTTTTGGCAACACGCAAAGGCGCAACAATTAAAACCCGTTGCGGGTTTATGTCAGCAATAGCCGTTAACGCGCTTACAGTCTTACCTAAGCCGCATTGTTGAAATAATGCGCACTTAGGCGTTGATTTTATTTTATCAACGCTTGTGACTTGATATGCGTGCATTTGTGAGCGCGTTAACGTTTTCATATTATTGATTAAAAAATAAATTGAAGATTGGGTTTAGTGCTTTGTTAAACGTGTAATTTTCTAAATCATGTTTTGATCTAAAAATAACTTTAAATCCATCTTCATCATTAACTTTAACTTGCAGCACTTGGGTTGCTCCTTTGCCTTCTCGATGCTCAATTCCTTTTTGATCTAAAAATTGAACAAAGTCATCAAATAAAAAAACAGGAAAAAGATTAGTGTCGTAAAAATAATTTTTAAAACTTTCATCAATTTTCATGGTCAATGAACTCCTTGCAATCAAAAATAAATTTATCTACTTCATCTTTAGATGATAAAACATTTACCTGCACACCTAATTTAAATCTTGTTGCGTGGTCATGTAGTTGAGCTTTTGTTGGTGATTCGCCATTGGCTTTTAATTCAACAAGCAACATCAACCCATGCGGTAGTGTGACTAATCTATCAGGCACACTACGATTAGCCGGTGACGTAAACTTTTCACACAAGCCACCGATCTCTTTTACTTGTTTGCACAAGTATTGTTCAATTTCTTTTTCTAACATATCAATCCTTTAAAACTAAAAAACCAACTATCAAGGATTACTTGACAGTTGGTTAAAATCAAATAACCATCAAATAAACATCAATTAAAAATCATCGTCATTTTCATCATAAGAATCAAAGTCATCAACCGACGCATCACCACCGCCAAACCGTTCACCTTGTTTAAATAACTGCACTGCGATCAAATTACAATTAATGCGTTTGCCATATGAGTTATCTTGAAACCAAAAGTCAATTTTAACATTGACATAATCACCGCTAAAAATGCGTTCATCTTCTTTTGTGAGTGTGACCTTTTGTTGGTCAATGACAATGGGGCGTTTTTTAGTTGACCCTTTAATGCTCATGCAACCTGCATAACCGTCATAATCTTGCATATCACCGTCCATTAACGGCTGTTTGTAAAGTTTAGGCACTTTACCTGCGCCAAACTTTTCAACGGCAAAATCAGCAATTGTTTTTTCAATCAATTTAATGGTGTCAGCGTGTTGAGATTTATCGAGGAGAAACGTTGCGGCATATTTGCCAGTGCTTTCTTGGTTGTATTCTTCATGTTCAAAGAGTGAAGCAAAAGAAAGACGAACGTTTTTTAACATAATTGCAGCCATGATATTTTTCCTTTTATGAATTTAGAAATTTAAGAATTTATTGCCTTACTGTTAAGGCGTGTAAATTATAATTTACATCAATCAAAATCGTCAAGCACATTTTTTAATGCTGGGCGTTTATCGTCAATAGTTGCAAGTGTTGGACTTCCTGCTAGTGTTGCGTAAAGGTTTGAAAACATTGGCTTATCTTCTTTGCTGATTAGTTTTTCAGCCTGCGCAACACTAATTAATTCGCTTTTAATTGGGTTGATATTCATAGCAGTTAATGCGCTTTTAATTGCATCATCGTCAGCGTTCCACTTGCGTGAGTTTCTGCCGGCTACCAGTTTATAGCCTTTGAGCTGATCTGCATTAGCCAAATCATAAGCGTGTTCTTTTACGCTCTTAATCCATGATTCAATCAATGGCAAATTAGGGAGTATTTGCGCAATCTGCTCAGGCGTTAAACTCTCAACCGCAAGTAATTGCGGTTCATTTGTTATTTCAAAATCAGACGTGACAACCTCAAACGTTTTTTGTGCTAATGCTGCGCAAGTGGGTTTAGCTGCGCACCACATACAACCCTTTTCAGTCGGATTAAATGGCGCATTAACATCAAGTGTTGCTTCAGCTCGTAGTTTTACTTCATCTCCAAACGCAAGCAATTCATCAACTGTAATTTCCCAACTCGTTACGTTATCAATGCGTGGCTGGTGAATGTGCATTTTTATAAATTCAATATCATAGATATGAGCAAATAAATCATATGCACCCAGCGCGTAAAGTTGCGCCTGTGTGTTATTCCGTGCATACACAGCAACGCCTTTGCCATATTTTAAGTCGATAACATGAATTGTTTTATTATCTTCATCAATAACAATCGCGTCAGCCGTTCCAAATCCTTCATGCACCCAACGGCTAAAGTCCACACGTTGCTCAAATAGCAACACGCCACCAACGGCATTGACATAATCAACGTATTTTTGAACGTGCATAGCCATGTCATCTGTTACGACAAAACCATTAAATTTTAATCCAAAATAATGCGCTGCGGGTTTAGCTGTCATTAAGCATTTTTCGGAAAGCTCATGCGCAGCTGTTCCTTCAGCAGCAAATGTAGACGAGGTGTTTGGCAGGTTCTCACACATACGAACTGACGCTGGGCAGTTAATCCAGCGTTCACTTGATGATGCGCCTAATTTTGCGTGTTTAGTTGTCATTTTTTTTAGCCTTTAGCATTTCGTTTAAAGCTTCAACTGCCATCGTGCAAACTCTGCCATAATCACGCGGATCTAAATCAACCGTTTTTTCAACGTTAAACTTGCGTAATATTTCCAGTGATATTTTACGGCTGTTTGTTTTAATGCTCAGTTGCTTCAGGCAATCTTTTACGCCTTCTAGCGTTTCTTTACTTTCAACTGCTACCTGTTCACGTTTTTGCGTTTGCGGCTGTGGTGGCGTATTATCCACCGCCACAACATCAACGCCCAAATGCTCCTCAATAGTCGGATTGTTAATTGATTCAAGCGCAAAACGCTCTTTAACAATCAACGTTTGCAGAAACTCTGCTTTAATGATTAGTTGGTCATGCTCAAGCTGCAAGCGCAATATTGACGCGGTTCTGATTGATAATTCTTCTTTGTTCATAAAATAACTCCGTTGCTTTTAAAAAAGTTTGTTATAATGTAAAATATAATTTACAACATAAACAACAAAAGGTAAAGAAAAAATGCAAGATTTTATAAATGAGCTTCAAGACTTACTCAAACAGCATGACGGGATAGCATTGCGCAAGATAGCTGCGCTATGTCATGTCAGTTTTATGACGATCTACAACATCAAGAACGGCAAAACCGACAACGTGACGCTATTTACCTATAACAAAATTAAAAAAGGATTAAAAAATGTTAAGTAGCGTTTATGATGATTTAGATAGAAACGGTTACACCATTACGCCCGCAAATGGTAAGCGACCACTTGGTAACGGTTGGCAACATCGAGAAAATGACCCGTCTTGGAAGAAATATGCGGCTGATAAAAATGTCGGTATCGTGCTGGGTGATCGTTTAATCGCTATTGATATTGATATATTAAACGAGGACATGGCTAAAAGCGTTCTGGCTAGTGCGCAATCGGCTTTTGGCTTTGCGCCTGTTCGGTTTGGCAATAAGCCTAAATGCTTAATGCTGATTAGAATTAATGAAGCAATGACTAAGCACAAAATAAAATTTAAGTTTGATGGACTGGAAAATCCAGCCATTGAGATTCTTGCAAACGGTCAACAGTTTATTGCGTATGGCACACACCCAGATACTAAAAAGCCTTATGTATGGGATTTAAACGCAGGTGACGAGCCAATCAACACCACAATTGATGAATTGCCAAGCGTTAATGTTGAGCAGGTTCGTGCGTGGCTTGTGTCGCTTAAGCCGATGCTTGAGCAATTCGGGGCGCATGATGTGACGTTTGATGGGTTTACGCCTGACAACGTGCAGAAAGTATTGCCGGTAAACGTTGGTGTTATTGACAATGATGACCCGTTTGCTGGTGTTTATGCTGAAATTGGTAATGATGAAATTGCAGAAATGCGTGAAAAGTTGCGTATTCAAAAAAGATTTAATGCGGATGATTATGACGATTGGATAAAGGTAGGTTTAGCGTTAAAAGATTTTCACGCGGTTGTTGGACTTGAATTGTGGAAAGAATGGTCAAGCACTGGAAGTTATGACGGCAGTGAATGTGACGCAAAATGGCATGGGTTTAAAAACAACGGTGGCGCAAAGATTACAACAGGCTCTATTGTTTACGCGGCTAAAGAAGTCGAAAGCAAGCAGGCATCACAAACGCTTTCACAACTGATTGCAAATTGCACGGATGTTTCAGATATGCAAGGAAGCGTTGCAGATGCAATAAGGAGCGATATTAGCCTTTCAGATATTGCACGAGCAACTATTATTGGCGAATGGCGAACACGTTATAAGATTTTAGCAAACGTGGGTATTTCAATTAGTGATGCTCGAAAATTATTAACGCCTTCAAGAAATAGCCAATTAGTTGAAAATGCACCCGCGTTTTGCAAACATTGGATATGGCTTAATGATCGTGATCGTTTTTATAATGTGGATACAAAAGAGGAAATAACAAAGCAATCGTTTGATGCAAACTTTACGCGAAAAATTATGGGGGATGATGCAGAAAGTGGAAATATTGGAGCTGCTAATTTTGCGTTAAATAATAATCATATCCCTTGCTTTAGCCGAGCAGTGTATATGCCGCAAAATCAGCAGTTTTTTGAGCTTGATGGGGTTCAATGCGTTAACTCATTTTCGGTCAATAGTTTACCAGAAACGCCAAATAAAATCACGCCTGAAGCAATGCAGGAAATACAGCCAGTCATTGACCATATAGCCAATTTATGCGGAAAACGTGAGAAGGAAACGCAATGGTTAATGGATTTTATTGCGTATAGCACACAGAACATAGGAAAAAAAATTAAACACTCACCATTAATACAAGGTTTTGAAGGCGATGGCAAAAGCACCATAGCCGATGTTATCGCGTGTTGCCTTGGTGGGCGTAACGTGAAGCCGCTGCCGCCTACAGCACTTCAAGACAAGTTTACCGGATGGGCAGAAGGTAGTTGCATGGTAGTGCTTGAGGAATTGCGCGTTGCTGGGCATAACCGTTTTGATGTACTTGATACCATTAAGCCAATGATAACCAACGACACCATCGACATTCGCAGAATGAACCGTGATAACTATTCGATTGTGAACGTAACTAATTATATTGCTTTTACTAATCACCGCGACGCATTGCCGTTAAACGATCATGATAGACGCTGGGGGATAATCTTTTCACCTTACACTGACATTCATGACATGTCGCGTGATGTGGGCGACATTTACGAATATTTCGGAAAGATACGAAACGCTATATCAAATTTTGGCGGTGATATTAGACGGTTTTTTCTTGATTTTAAAATTAGCGATGATTTTAAAGCGTATGGACATGCGCCAATAACCGATGAAAAACGCTCAATGATTGCAGCAGAAAAAGGCAGTGAGCTTTTAGACTTAATTGAGTTTATTAAAAAAGGTGGTTATGGCTACAGCACAAGCATTATTTCAAGCTCGCTTTTAACAAAGGCAATCGAAAATAATTCGTTTTCAGATTATGAATTTCCAGAAATAAACCACAAGAATATGCGGAGGATTTTTGAAAATATGGGTTATATGAAAGTGGATAAGCGAGTTAAATGGAATGGAATCCCTCATCGGGTGTGGGTAAAAAAAGCAGCGGATTTTGATAATGACCGATGCCGTCAACTTTTAAATGAAACTTTATCTGTTGATGATGACTTTTAATTGCTTAAAGGTACCAGTAAAAAAGTTGGGTACCGGTAAAATAATTTTACTGGTACCTAATCAATGCCTTGTATTATCTATATTTCTACCCTAAAGGTACCAAGTACCAGTAAATATAGAATTAAAAAGAATAAATAATAAAAATAAAAAATTTTATAATAGGGAATAGGGTTTTAAAAAAACCGGTACCTGTTTTTTACCGGTACCTTTGCCGTCAAACACTAATAATCATGCAGGATGCAGAGGTACCAGTAAATGTGACCTTTACTGGTACCTTTTGATTTTGTATTAATAATTGACAATTATAATTTACAAAGTTATCATTTAATTAACCAACCAACTCAGAAATCACTTTATGGCGATTTATCAATAACTGGGTTGGTTGGTTTTAACCATGAAGAATTAAACCCTAACGCGTGTCCTCTTGCACGAAAAAAAGACGGGAGCAGTTTTACCGCAGCATTTCTGATAATTTTGCAATGCGGGGTTATGGTTTAATTACTTGATGGTTAACTTAACAGGAACAAGAATGAAAAACACACTAACAGATTTAAACAATCATTTATTTGCTCAAATGGAAAGATTGAGCGAAGAATCATTAAGCGTTGAACAACTGGCTTTTGAAGCAGAACGCTCAAAAAGTTTGACGATTATTGCGCGTACAATTGTGGATAATGCGCGTTTAGTCCTTGATGCACAAACACGCATTAATGATATTCCAGAACGCAAAGAGCTGCCTGCTATTTTAAAATGAACAGCGGGCAGTTTGAAAAAGGGTTTACGCCTTGGAATAAAGGATTAAAAGGCGTCAATGGGGAATCGGAAAGCAGATTTAAAAAAGGAAATGAAACATGGAACACTCGACCATTAGGTGATGAGCATGTTGATAATGATGGGTATATTCGTGTTAAAGTGGCTGAAACAGGAACAAAAAGAGAACGTTGGAAATTAAAGCATCGTTTGATTTATGAGCAGCATTATGGCGAAATAACAGGTGAAACGATTGTCAGGTTTTATGATAACGACAAACAAAATTTTAATATTGAAAATTTATATGCGGTAACAAAAGGCGAAAACGCTGTTTTAAATCGTTTAAAATTTGCCAATGAACCACTTGAGTTAAAACCGACAATATTGGCAATGGTTAGAATGTGCTTAAAAGCTAAAATACCTTATAGGGTTTCCGCACAGTAGGGGAAAATATGGAAAATAAAAAATTATTACCTAAACAAAAGGCTTTTTGTGAGCATTATGCTACCAATGGCAATGCGACAGAATCCGCTCGTTTGGCTGGTTATAGTGAAAATTCTGCTGAGGCAATCGGTCTTGAAAACCTAGGAAAACTAGGGATTCAAGAATATATCGCAGAATTAGCAAATCCGATTGAAAACAAACGCATTGCAAACGCAAATGAGATTAAAGAATTTTGGTCTAGTGTAATGCGTGAAAATGTTGAAAAAATGAATGATAGATTAAAAGCAAGTGAACTGCTTGCAAAGTCGGGTGGTATGTTTATTGAGCGCGTAGAAATACAAGAAACAAGCATGACAGACATTTTAAAAGATTTAGTCAATAAACTTCCTGACTAATGAAAACAAGACAGCAAACGCAGCTAGAAAATCAGCACAATCGGTGGTACAAGTTAATTGACCACCCTGTTCAGTTAGCATTGATTAAAGCAGTCGAAAACGGTGTTAGATTCCCAGTTGTTCCAGCAGGTAGACGTAGCGGCAAAACAGAACGATTCAAACGGTTTTTAGCAAAGCAAGCAATGCTAAATGATGGTGAGAAATACTTTATTGCTGCGCCAACATACAGCCAAGTTAAAAAGATTTACTGGCAAGATATGAAAGCACTCACGTTTTCATGCACTCATGATAAAAAACCAAGTGAAACCGATTTAATTATCACGCTACCAAACGAAACTGAAATACATTTAATTGGCTTAGATAAGCCTGAACGTATTGAAGGTATTGCATGGACAGGCGGCGGCATTGATGAAATTGCAGATATTAAATCAAATGCGTGGGCTGAAAACATACTGCCTGCATTAAATACCGTTCACCCTTTGCGCCCTGATTATCGCGCTTGGTGCTGGTTGCTTGGTGTTCCCGATGGTTTAAATCATTATTATGAGATGGCAGAATATGCCAAAAACAGCGGTGATCCAGACTGGGCGTTATATCATTGGAAAAGTAGCGAGATATTGCCGCCAGACGTGATTGAATCAGCTCGTAGAGTAATGAGCGAAAAGCAATTTAAACAAGAATTTGAAGCAAGTTTTGAAACTGCAAGCGGTAGAATTTATGAGGATTATTGCAGTGATAATTATACTGATGAAACCATAAAAGAACATGAGCAATTATGCTGGTATCATGACTTTAACTTTACGCCATTATCCAGCGGAATAGGCGTTATCAGAGGAAATAACATTTTATTGCTTGATGAAATTATTTTAATCAGTGCAGTGGCGCAACAGTCAGCCTTAGAATTTGTGGATAAGTTTAAAAATCATAAAAATAAACATGTTTTAATTTATGGCGATCCAGCAGGAAAAGCAGGGGAAAAACACGGACACGCCTCAGACTATACTGATATTGAACAAATATTAAGAGATAATAAATGGAGCTACTCAAGAAGAGTAAAGCCATCAACTAGATCAATAAAAGACGGACAAAACGCAGTAAGAGCAAAAATACGCAATGCAAATAGTGAAAACTTCATATTTGTTAATACAAAAAACGCGCCATACACTCACAAATCATTATCAACAGGTCAGTTAAAAGATGGCTCTACGTTTCTTGAAGCTGATAGTGATTATCAGCACATTGGCACTGCTATTCGTTATTTCATTGATTTTGAATATCCGATTATTAATAATCGCCCTAATTTAGCTACGATAACAGGTATTTAAAAATTTAAATTATGTTATAATACACACAGTGTCTAGGGAATCGAACCCGAAAACGTCTTGAACAAACGCTGACACTATAACCTTTCGTTCATATAATCCAACTGTTCAAGGGATTCTCAAAATGATAATAGTAACAAAGCAACAAGCAAAGCTAACAGGATTAAAAAAATACTTTACTGGATTGCCGTGTAAAAATGGTCATATATCAGAGCGTACAGTTGCATCAAGTAATTGCGTTGACTGTGCAGCAATACACGTTAGAAGCAAAGAATATAAACAAAAAGCAAAAGAAAAAATAAAAACTGTTGCACAAAAAGAAAAAAGAAAAATACAATCAAAAGAATATCATTTAAAAAATAGGGAGCAATGCCTTATTAAAATGAAAGAAAGAAACGGGACTTATTATCAAAAAAACAGTGAAAAAATAAAATATCAAAATATAAAATATCAAAAAGAAAACGCAAAAGAAAGAACTGCATATAAAAAAGAATGGGCTAAAGAAAAAGCAAAAAACAACCCAGAATTTAAAATGGGGTTAGTATGTAGACGAATGTTGCAAAGAGCATTAGGATTATCAGGTCAAAAAAAATATAAAAGAACTTTTGATTATTTAAAATATTCAAGCGATGACTTAGTAAATCATTTAGAATCGCAATTTAAAGATGGTATGAACTGGGAAAACTATGGGGAATGGCATATAGATCACATAACGCCAATTTCTTATTTAATAAAAAATAAAATAATAGACCCAGCAATAATAAACGCATTAACCAATTTACAGCCATTATGGGCAAGTGAAAATATGTCGAAAGGCTGTAAAACTAACTTAATCACAGGAATATAAAAATGGCAGTCGATACAAAACACAGCGAGTATCACGAATATTATGAGCAGTGGGAACGATGCGAACATGCGTCAGAAGGTCAAGACGAGATCCACAAAGAAGGTATCAAATACCTTCCACGCCTAAGCGGTCAAACTGACGCAGAATATTACGCTTACAAACAACGCGCGTTATATTACAACGCCACAGCAAGAACGATTGACGGCTTGACAGGAATGTTATTCCTAAAACCCGAAGTCATCACAGCACTTGCAGCAATGGATAATATTATTGCAGACGTGACAATGAGCGGATTATCACTGCATCAATTTGCTGAAGTCATTAGCGAAGAAGTTATCACCATCGGACGTTGTGCCGTGCTTGTCGATTACCCACCTATTGTTAACGCGGTAACACTTGCACAAGCACAGGCACAAGGCGCAAGACCTTACGCGACCATGTACGATGCAGAATCAATCATTAACTGGAAAACGGGGCGCATTAACAACGTTGAACAGTTAACGCTTGTTGTGCTTGAAGAAGAACACGAGATTGCAGTTGATGAGTTTGAATCTAAATGTGAACCGCAATGGCGCGTTCTTGATTTAGGCGATGGTGGAATTTATCGTCAACGTGTTTTCCGCAAAGACAAACGCGGTGAATTTATTTTAGTGGATGAAATTTATCCACAAATTAACGGCAAAGCATTAAACAAAATACCGTTTGAGTTTTTTGGCGTGCGTGACAATTCACCATGTGTGGATAAACCTCCATTGCTTGACCTTGTTGACGTTAATTTATCTCATTACAGAACCACAGCCGATTATGAACATGGCTTGCACTTTACTGGACTACCAACACCTGTAGTCACTGGTTATTATTCAGACGATAAAAGCGCGTCACTTCGTATCGGTAGCGGAACGGCATGGTTATTGCCAGACCCGCAATCAAAAGCATTTTATCTTGAATTTACAGGGCAAGGCTTAGGCGAACTGCGCGAGGCATTGCGCTCAAAAGAGGCAATGATGGCAACACTTGGGGCGCGTATTTTAGCACCAGAAAAACGCGCAGCAGAATCAGCGCAAACGGCTAATATTCACAGATCAAGTGAAAACAGTGTACTTGCTTCAATTTCACAATCAATCAGTATCGGATTAACGCACGTCATGGAGTATTTGCGCGATTGGTCAGGCGTAACTGGTGATGTTAAGGTTGAGTTAAACCGTGATTTTATTCCAAACTCAATGACAGCTCAGGACTTGGATAGTTTAGTTAAGGCTTGGCAAAGCGGTTCAATCTCACATCAAACTCTATTCGATAACCTTGTCGCTGGTGACATTATCATGCAGGACGTATCGTTTGACGATGAGATGGAGCGCATTGCAGTTATGCCTGCTACTGGTGGGATGTTGTAATGGAAGAATCAGCTAACACGCAACTACGCGATAAAACGATTGCACATGAAATTTATTTGCAGCGATATTATTCATCAACAAGTAAAAAGGTCATGGACTTGTTGCGTGTTGTTGAAAAAGATTTGGTTAAACAATTAAAAACGCTAGACCTTGATAACCAAATGACAATTCCACAGATTGACGCGCGTTTGGAATCAGTGCGGGCGATTTTAAATGAAGGTTATGATTTAGCCGGTAAAGAGTTAATCAGTAACATGAAAGACGCAGCAGAGTATGAGCAAGAATGGCAAATCAAAGCCATTGATGATTCAACGCCTGTTGTGCTTGATATGGTAGCGGTTGCGCCCGTGACGTTATTTGCTGCGATTGAATCAAAACCATTGCAGGGAAAACTGATTAAAGAATGGATTGATAAATTAGATCAAGATAGTTACACGCGCATACAGGACGCGGTTAGGATTGGCTTAGTTGAAGGGCAATCTTATAGTGACGTGGTTAAACGCATTACAGGCACGAAAGCATTGCAATACACTGATGGCATTAACTCACTTAACGCACGTCAAACGCAGGCATTGGTATCAACTGCAATGTCACACGCAACCAATGTAGCAAGCGAAGAATTTTATAAAGCCAACGACGATTTAATAAAAGGCTGGCAATTTTTAGCTACGCTTGATTTTAAAACAACAACCCTGTGCAAATCATACGATGGTCAAAAGTTTGATTTAGGTAAAGGTCCATATCCACCTGTCCACGTTAGATGCAGATCAAGCACCGTTCCTGTTTTAAAATCGTGGAAAGAAATGGGAATGAAAGACCCACCACCAGGAACAAGATCATCACTTGATGGGCAAATTAGCGAAACAATCAATTATGATGAATGGTTGCGTAAACAATCACATGAAAAGCAAGATGAAGCACTAGGAAAAGGAAAAGCTGAAATATTTAGATCGGGCGTAAAGCTGGAACGATTTGTTGAAAATGGGAAAGAATTAACGCTTGAGCAATTGAAAAAAATTGAAAAATAAATGTTTATGCTGTATAAATGCGACAAACACTCGCCATGTGTTTACTATAGTGTCGTTGGTGTTACACCTTTCATCAACGGCACACCCTAATTTGCAAGGAAATAGTCATGTCATTTTTTGATAATATTGTTCATAAGGTTTCAGACGGTGCTAAAAAAGCAGTCGATGAAGCAACAAGTGCAGTTGATGATATTTCACACGGTGACATTATCGGTGCGGCAGAACACGTTGAAAATATCCGTGAAATCCCACAAGATACAGCGATTGAAATTATTAAAGACGCAATTTAGATTTTATTAACGAT